CCTTTTGTAAACTGATGCGAGTACGTTCTTGTTCACTTCATCGATAAACTTTTGATTTTCCTGAAGTTGACGTTTTCGAGTGAATAACTCTAGAGTGTAAACTAAAACTACACCTATTATAAAGGATGCGCCAAGGTCTCCTAAGAACGACAGCAGTCCTTTTGTAAAAGTGACTTTATCCAAAAAAAGTTCAATATGTGGGCTTGCCAGTAACACCACACCTATAACCAATAGTAATGCTAACCATCCATGTCCAATTTTGGGGTAACCCAATTTCGTTTTACTCATTATTCCTCCCTGAACTTCTATAAAGCCCCAGTCCGCATAACAACACGCCCGGCCACCTCATACTGAGCCCATTCTCTGTCAGTAGTAGTGGTCGCACTGTTTTCGCCGCGCGAATCAGTCCATAGCAACTTCCCGAGTGCGTCACCTTTCACGCGGAGTATCAAGAGTGTGGTTTTGTTTTTAACAAGCGCGTAAATATGCTTGGCGTCTCGCTCAATCTCTCTGACACTCGTATCAACAAGCAGAATGTCGCCTTTTGATATCGATGGCTCCATGGACGTATCAGGCATGACTAAGGCGCCGAGGTGACGGGGCTGAAGACTGTACAGCTGCAGCAACTCCTTACGAACCGGGAACAGCTTATTATAGTTTGCTTCGCCCAGGTAATTATCTTTAGATACTTCGTCCAAGCGCGGAACCATGATATCTCGGTATTCGGAATTAAATAGGTCTACATCGTCAGGGAGTTCCCAGGCGTTGACCGGTGGCACATATTCGGGGCTTGCACTTTTATCACCATTTTCTAGCCAGTCGATTGAAACCCCTAAGGCGTCGGCGAGCTTTCCCAAGTTATTAACTCTTGGCGTAGTAAGACCTTGTTCCCACATCGATACATTGCCATGAGTAACGCCAATAGCTTTGGCTAAAGTGATTTGTGTATGACCAGACTCGCGTCTTGCGCTTCTAATTCTATCTCCGATCTTCGACATGTGGCTTACCAAAATAGTTAATTTTAGATATGGAGTATTCTCGCACTGAGATACTAAGAAATATGCATAAATCTAATCTGTTTTAATTTTTTTGTTGATCATTAAACTAAGATGATCTAACAATATGGCGTTTCTACTCGAGCGGCAACTCGATTAATAAGCAACTACGTATACAGGGAGTCTACAAAGTGTCACGAACAAGTCGCACGTCTGATCAGGTACAAATTCACGAGCAGGGGCTGAGCAGGCCTCAGGTCATTCGGTATTACGTTAGCGCGGCCATTAACCGACGAGGTCTTTTATTCAAGCAGTACGTTGAAAGTGTGGTGCTGAACTATTACGGCAGTGTGTGGGACCGTAATCGGGAATTAAAGCCGTTTGATATCGATTCGGTAAAAGGGTTACAGGCAGCGCATAAACGTATTCAGCGGATTGTTCACACGCCACATGGCGAGCACGCGCTGTTCATACCGAGTGAACTGGAAGAAGCACTGGTTGAAGCGTTACCAGAGCCTGAGCGTTCAACCTGCGCACGGGTGTTATGCGAGCGGTATGGGTTTATACCGATGGAAAAGCCTGATTCGGGGCAGTCAAACAGACTGGCCGACCTGGGCAGTTTCGTAAAAGAAACCGGCGAGGCTATTCAGAAACTGAGTGAGGTACTGGCGGATAACGAGCTTAGTGAGTCGGAATTAGAGCAGGCGCATGAGACCCGCTCAGAGCTGATGGATGTGGTGAGTACGGCTATGTGCTTAATTCGCCAGTTCGATGGGCTTGAGAGTAGCAAACGGTCATGAATTCATCAGAGTTTGATACGGTGATGCTATCAGACCTGTGTCATCCGTCTAAGCTGCTTTACGGGTATCTGCGTCGCCACATGGATTACAAGACGGGTTTAACCGGTACGCCGAGGCGCATCAGTTATCAGTCAATCAGAGAGTTCCTGGAGTTTGTTCCTCCAAGGGGCTCTACTGCAGCTGAGTATAAGCCCAGTAATCAGCAGATAAACCGTTTGCTGCGCAAGCTTGAAACGCTTGGTGCCATCGAGAGAATGCACGGTAACCACCTCAAAGAAAGCATGGTGTTCAGGCTTGTTTTCGCGACCACAGACTTAAACCGTCTGGATGAGGAGCGACAAGGGAGCGACACGAGAGCACCGACAAGAGCAGCGACACGAGAAAACCCAGTAACCACGGGGGCTGAACCCACTAACCCCGACACGATGAGCGACAAGGGAGCGACACGAGAGGAGCGACACACCTCCGTTACTTCCGATATAAAAGATCTCTCTCTAACGCGCGCGGGCGCGACGACGGGGTCAGACTTACAGTTCACCTCTGAATTTTTACATCTGGCCAAACTCCATGGCCCAGCTCAAACCACTGCGGAAGAAATCGAAGCCATCTTCGATCATTTCCGATTCCACGCAAAACATCACAGCACCCAACGAAGCCAACCTGACTGGTTAGCCGAATGGCGTGCTTGGATGGCAAGGGAGAAACGATATGCAACCAAACAACAAACCAAGACCCATTTCGGAACTGGCGGCAACCAGCGTCCGGAGAACTCATCTGCAAAAGCCCTGCGTGAAGCAAAAGAGCACTCAGAGCAACTTGCCCAAACAGGATATTACGACCAGGCAGATGAATCTGATGAAGATACTAAATTCTGAACTGGTACCGATACTGGTTACCTGCTGTCCGGACTTCGCGTCACGCTTTGGTGAGCATTCCAGGGACACCATGCGCCTGTACGCAGAGCAGCTGATAAAAAATGAAATTGGCCGCAAGGGACTCAACCGCGGCATTGAGAAACTGAAAGCCGGTAACGCACCGAGCCGGTTTACGCCTACGCCGGCTGAGTTTGTCGAGATGTGCAAGCCGTCAGCTGAAGAACTTGGCATTCCGTCGCTGGATGACTGTATGCACGAAGTCAGAGAAGCGAAAGGGCGCTGGCGTTTTGAAAAGTACCCGTTCAGCCATGAGGTGGCCAGACTCCTGAGCGAGCGTATTGGCTTTGAGTTTTACCAAACGAGCGTGAACCAATTTAAAAAGCGCTGTGAGACCGAATACAAGCGTCTGCTTGAACTGGCTCGTAATGGCCAATTGGGCACGCACGAGAAGCGCTTACCCCGGCAGGCTGAAGAGCGTAGCCGCATCGAGCAGATGGGTAAACAACTCAATATTTCTCAAGCCAGGAACTTTCTGAAGAAGCGTTTTGGCATTAATCCGTTTAAACAGGAAGGGGCGCGTGACACGTCGCGCTATACGGCCGTGGATGGCAGGTAGCAGCTCACACGCACTACGTGAGCAACTGACGCGGAACAACCGTGAGTAACGTGTAACAGCCGATGCATGTGAGTAGGAACGATAGCTGGAGAGGCGGCGCCAGTGGCTGGAAACGCCGCCACACTTTCAAAAATATGAGGACCAACAGAATGCTGAATTTAACCAGAAAGCCCGGAGAAACCATCAACATCGGCGATGACATCACCGTCACCGTATTGGCCGTGAAAGACAACCAGGTGAAGCTTGGTGTCAATGCTCCGGATGACGTCAAAGTCTTCCGGGAAGAAATCTATCTGCGGATTCAGAATGAGAATACGCCTGATGACGCCGCTTAAACTCACTCTCGGATTTCCACCTAGCGTCAATACCTACTGGCGCAACATCGTCTGGCGCGGTAGACCCAGAACGCTCATCAGCAAGAAGGGGCGAGCCTATCGTGAAGAGGCTATTTGGCAGTGCCGGGTTCAACGAGCCTGCAAAGGACTCAGTCAACCTCTGGCAGTCAACATTACCCTGAACCCACCAAGTAACCACAGGCGGGATATCGATAACTACAACAAGGCGCTCTTTGATGCGCTGACTCACGCCAACGTGATAACCGACGACAGTCTGATAAAACGCCTGACAGTCGAATTCGGAACCATCGTCAAAGATGGCAATGCCCTGGTAACCATCGAGCCATACCACTGACAAGCAAAGGAGAACACCGGTGACAACAACGAAAACAAACAGCGTGTGGGAACAGGACTTAATCGAAATCATCGGGGAGGTAGCGCTACTCAAACTGGAAGCCCGTTTCGGGGGCTCGTACTTACACGTTCATGTCGAACCGAAAGAAGAAGTGATTGCCGCCATTGGGAAGTCAGCAGCTGCAAAACTCAGCGCTGAATGTGGTGGCCTCGATGTCTACGTGCCGACCATTCTCTGGCGCATGAGGCGTAACGAGTCTATCGAGAGGGAACAAAACACGGGTAGAACAATCACTGAGCTCGCTTCAAAGTACCGGCTACACGCAAAGCATATCAAAAAGATCCTACGCGAGAGGCACGGTTACAATGTTTGAAACGGAAATGCTGTTTAAGGTTGGCGAGCAGTACGGTTGGCTGGCCGCACTGGCAGTTGCGGTGGTTACCGTTGGCGGTAAAATCGTTAACCGATGGCTGGAAAGCCGTTACCTGAGTAAAGAAGCCAGCGAAGCGTCAGAGCTTCAATATGTTCAGGACGGTGCCTCGCTCGATGAACACCGATTGTTCCTGGTCTGCAATTACTGGAACCGCCTTGGCATTGACCGCATTCCGTTTCCGGATAAATTCCCCATTCGCAGTGAAATGTATCGTGACATGCTGAAAATTCTTATCAGCACGATGACCGATCACCTGCAGTCAAACATTGACTCACTCTCGAGCGCCGACAGCAACGCCGACTGGCAACGCAAGGCAACAGATACGTTGAGTAAAGCCGTTGCCGATTACGAGCACAAATTCAGAGACCAGGGCATCCCTGAGGTGGTTATTGAGCGCTTTCGCTCCTGGAATGTGCCGGCGCTTGGATTCATCACGCACACCATTGGTACGCTCGAGGAAAGCCAGATAGCAACAGACCATCGCTACAAAACCAGTGCAATGCTCTCGACCGTGTTAGGAGCACTTAAAACGGCTTTCTACGATGCCGAACGCACGCTGATTGGCCTTAACGGCCAGTTGACCGGACAAATCTACCGTGGGAAGGAGGTCGAGTAATGGCTTTTAAACTGAGCAAGACAAGCCTTTCACGCCTCAAGCAATGTCATCCACAACTCTGCATTGTGGTTACCCGAGCTATTCAAATTAGCCAAGTCGACTTCATTGTCGGTGCCGGTATTCGCAGCATCGAAGAGCAGCGCGAGAACGTGCGTAAAGGTGTTTCTAAGATCATGAACAGCAAGCACCTGCCGCAAGCTGATGGTATGAGCCACGCTGTCGACTTATGGCCATGGGTGAAAGGGGAGATTCCCTGGGATGACTTAAGTGAGTTTCGTCGTGTTGCCGATGCGATGCTTCAGGCCGCGCGTGAGCTTGATGTTGAACTTCTCTGGGGTGGTGACTGGGATCGCGATGGCGATTCAAGCGACCACGACTTTATTGATGGACCACACTTTGAACTGGTGAGCGTATGAGCTTTTTAAGCAAGGTAACAGATTTCTTCACAGGTGGGCTGGGTGAAAAGATTGTCGACGGCGTACAGGCGTACTTCCCGCCTGATATGACACCGGAGCAAAAGGCAAAGCTCGAGATAGCTATTAAAGACCAATCACATAAGCGAGAAGTAGAACTACTCACTTTAGCGACTGAGCAGGATGAAGAGTTCAATAATCGCATCCGAGACCTTGAGGGCACAGCTAAAGACCTGACCCAGTTCGGCTGGCTCGGTCGCATTGTCGTCTTCCTGCGTGGCTGTCAGCGTCCGGTATGGGGCGGGCTCGTCATGTACATGGATGTTCAGTGGTTCAATGGTAACTGGTCAGGCTTAAGCGAGCAGCAAGAATCGGCACTCTGGGTCATCAACATACTGGTGCTTGGGTTCCTGTTTGGTGAACGCGCAGTGAAGAACGTTATGCCGTTTATGACCCAGTTTATGAAGCAGCGCGCCCAGAAGTAGTGAGGTAATCGAACGATGGCAGCGACAAAGCGAACACCCGACCAGGTAATGCGGGACCAGGCAAGTATTGCTGAGATGTACCTCAAGGGCTTCAAGATGTTTGAAATCGCTGATGCGCGTGGGCTTTCAATGAATCAGGTTAAGTACGACCTGAGAGAGGTTCGTAAACGTTGGCGTCAGAGCTCTGTGCGTGACTTTGATGCGCACCGTGAAGAGCAGCTTGCTCGGTTAGACCTGATGGAAGCATCTCTCTGGCGTGAGTGGGAACGTTCGTGTGGTAACCCTGAACTTGATAAAGAGCCAGGTTTAGAGGGGCCACCGCAGACCGGAGACCCGCGCTACATGACTGTCATGCTGAACATCATTGAGCGCCGCAGTAAACTCCTTGGTCTGGATGCGCCAACCAAACTGGCTCCGACTAACCCTGATGGTGACGAGCCGTATAAGCAAGTCGCTCCTGATGAAATAGACGCACGGATCCATGAGCTACTGGCTAAGTTGGGGTAATGTCGCTGGCGGCCAAGCAGGAATTATTAGCGCTACTTGAGCGCAAATTAGCATTGAGAGCGCGTGACGACCTCAATGCTTACTGTCGTTATATCGATGTGCCAGGGGCACCGCTTAATGACGATGAAGATTGTGACGAGTTTTATCCCGATAGCGTGACGCCGGCAGAGCATCACGAGCTCATTAACAACGTGATGATGGATCTTGAGTCAGGCATTAAAAAGCGCGTCATTGTGACAATGCCGCCGGGCTCTGCTAAATCGACTTATGGCACCGTGGTATTCCCGACCTGGTACATGGGGCGTAACCCGGGTAAGTCGGTTATCAGTACCAGTTACGGCTCGAGCTTGTCGCTCAAATTCTCTCGTAAGGTTCGCCAGGTGGTTAAGAGCCCAAAGTTCAGTGACGTATTTAATACTGAGCTGGTACCGGACAACCGGGCACTGGAGTTCTGGTCGCTGAAGAACCAGTCGAGTTACATGTGCGGCGGTATCCTGTCAGGCATTACCGGTAACCGTGCTGATGGTCTGGTAATTGACGACCCGGTGAAAGGGCGTGAACAGGCAGACAGCCAGACCATACGAGAGAAAACGTGGGAAGCGTATACCTCAGACCTTCGAACACGTCTAAAGCCTAACGGTTGGATCCTGCTCATACAAACGCGCTGGCATGAGGATGACTTAGCCGGGCGAATACTCCCTGATGACTGGGATGGTGAAAGCGGCTATGTCACCGCGAAGGATGGCGAGGAATGGTACGTCGTTTGTCTACAGGCGCAATGTGAACGTGAGGACGATCCGCTTGGTCGTGAAATTGGCGAATGGTTATGGACCGACTGGTTCACTCCGGAGCATTGGGCACAGGAGAAGCTATCGCAGGGTAGCCGCAACTGGGAGTCGCTTTACCAGCAGAGGCCGAAGCCGCTCGAAGGCTCCATCATCAAACGCATCTGGCCTAAGCGCTATAACACTCGACCGGCTGAATTCATGCGCCTGGTTATGTCTCTCGATACGGCGTACAAACCCGAGCAGCACAACGACCCGAGCGTGCTGAGTATCTGGGGTGAGGCTGAACAGGGGCATTACTTGCTTCATGTCTGGCGCGACAGGGTGGAATATCCGGAGCTGAAACGCATCGTGGCCAACTACTACATGAATTGGCGAACGGATGCAGTACTGATTGAGGACAAGGCTTCTGGCCAGTCGCTGATACAGGAGCTGAGGCAGGGCGTAGAGCTTTCACAATACCCGAACAAGATAGTGATGCCGATTATTGCCATTGAGCCTGACGGCAGCAAGCTGAACCGGGCAATACGTGTCAGTTCACAATTTGAAGCAGGGCGGGTGTGGTTACCAGAGCATGAGCCCTGGCTAATTGATTACGAGTCAGAGTTATTTGGATTCCCCCTGGCGACACATGATGACCAGGTGGACAGTACTACGCAGTATTTGGAATGGGCTAGTAATCGGACAGTTGATGTTGTTTCCGCAAGTACAGGGCGCAGAGAGACGAGCAACGATTTAGGTTTAGGTGATATGAGCTCCGGTGGTGGCCGTGGCCGTTTTGGAGGATATTTATAATGGCTGATACCAAGAAGCCAAAGTTTACTGAATTATCGAAGGTTGACCATGGAAAACAGATGGCCAAGGCGCTTATCGAGATCATGATCGACAACCCCGATTCCATTCTGAAATCGAAAGGGAATGGTCAGCTGAATATCTATAAGGATCTGTTGCGGGACGATCAGGTTAAGAGCTGTTTCCAACAACGACGCACTGCAGTAACTCAGTCTGAATATCAGGTAACACCGGCAAGTGAGAGCGCAGCGGATAAAGAAGCGGCAATGTTCGTTGAGGACATGCTCAGTCATATTGGCTTTGATCAGCTGACTGACAAAATGCTTTATGCTATTCACTTCGGTTGGAGTGTTGCTGAGCTGATGTTTGGTCAGGACGAAAGCCGGATTATATTAGATCAGGTTAAAGTTCGTGACCGTGGACGCTTTGCCTTCAGCGCAACCAACGACTTACTGCTGAAAAAAGACAGTAAGACATTTCCTATGCCGGCTAATAAGTTCTGGGTATTCAGTCACGGTGCAGACCACGATGATAACCCCTATGGTGAAGGGCTGGCACACTCACTGTACTGGCCGGTATTCTTCAAACGCAATGGCATTAAGTTCTGGCTCATATTCCTCGAGAAGTTCGGTATGCCCACCGCAACCGCTAAGCTTCCAAGCTCGCAAATTAAAGACCGAAAGCAACGCGAACAGGCTTTGGAAGTGTTAGATGCTATTCAGGTGGACAGCGGCGTAGTCGTTCCGGAAGATATGGTTATTGAGTTGGTCGAAGCGTCCCGGAGTGGTACCGCGGATTACTCCCAATTGCAGGGCGCTATGGACAGGGCAATATCCAAAATCATCCTGTCGCAAACGATGACCACTGATGATGGTTCGAGTATGTCCCAGGCGCAGGTTCACAAGGGCGTAAAAGACGACATCGTAAAATCGGATGCGGACATGGTGTGCGACAGCTTCAATCGGCAGGTTATCGAACCGTTGATCGCTCTTAACTTTGCTAATGCTCAACCGCCTAAGGTTTGGCGTAAGACTGAGCCAGAAGAAGACCTGGCACAAGTTGCTGAGCGTGACCATAAGATCTATCAGTTGGGCTATGAACCCACCGAAGAGTATGTAAAAGAAACCTATGGACCAGGCTGGCGAAAACGTCAGGCAGCACCATCCATACCATTTGGTAATCAGGTCGAACCGATGGGTGCTGAGTTTGCTGAAGTATCGCCCCTGACCGAGAAACGGGTTCAACACCGCCGTGACCAGCGCGACATCGTGGATGCGGGTGAATACTTAGCAACTGACCCGGAGCAGGCTGTGGGACCATTGGTTCGGAAAATCGTAGAGTTTGCCCGAACCGCCGGGAGTGAAGAAGAGTTCGTTAAACGCTTAGACGAACTGGCCGAGCAGGCCCCGGATAATAAGGTCGTTGAGCGGGTACGAAATGCCAATATCATGGCGCGTATGCGTGGTTATACGAAGAACGCGGGTTAACCATGCGCATTAAAGGTATCGTTAACTATTACGAAGCAGCTGCGCAGTTTGAACTGACAGCGGAAGAAGCACTGGAGCTGTTCCTGTCGAAAGGACTCTCACGTTCATTCCGCTGGGACCAGATGGTTCGTAATGAGCATGATGTGGCGTTCACTGTTGCTAAGTTGATGAACGGTGACCTGCTGGACTTTGTGAAAAAGGAACTCACTAAGGTTATCGATTCAGGCGCCACCTTTGATGACTTTGCCGATAAGATAACGCCCGCACTTCAACGTCACGGCTGGTGGGGTAAGCGTGATGTACTCGACCCATACAGTGGTCAGGTTATCGAAGCTCGCCTGGGCAGTGCCAGCCGCCTTGAAACGATATTCCGGACTAACCTACAAAGCGCCTACACAAAAGGTCAGTGGGAGTCGATTGAAGAGAACATGAGTACGATGCCGTATCTCATGTACGACGCGGTAGACGACTCTCGCGTGAGACCTGAGCACGCTCAATGGGACGGTATCGTTCTACCGGCTAACCATTCTTTCTGGGAGAGTCATTACCCGCCTAATGGATACAATTGCCGCTGTGGCGTCATTCAGCTAAGCTGGCAGGACTTGCAGGATTACGGCTTACGAGTGTCACAGCCGCCATCAATCAACTGGCAAGTACATACGGCTGCGGATGGGCGCGAAATAGCTCACCCACAGGGAGTGGATCCGACTTTTGTATAGAGGAAGGTCATGTCAATAGAAGTCGCAGTTTCTGTTTTATTCATTATCTCATCCATATTTTTGCCAATAAAAGTACTGATAATCCTATTTTCAAAACCTAAAACTCTTAACGTAAAGGATAATAAACACTCTCGTCAGTTTTTCATATCAAATGCAGGTGCATCCTTAAGAACCTCCATGGCTATATCTATAACTTGGATGGTAATAACTAATAAACTTTATCAAGACGACTCCTCTTGGAGCACGTTTTTGGATACTCAAAATGCGATAGAGTTTATTGCTTCTATATCGTTAATTCTTTGTGTATCAGGAATTATGGGGGTTATAAGTGGTCGTCGGGAGTCGGTTTCGGAGGGAGAAGATTGGAATGGTCTAAGTCCCAAAAACTTCCTTGTTACACTTTATTGCCTAGTTCCTGTTTTTGCATACTATTTCGGGTTAGCATACCACTCGGTTGTTTTCTACTTTCATTAGAATAGGGAATAAAACACGGGTAGTCACCCCAACCCCATAGGTTGACAATCACGGCAGTCATAGAGGATTGCCGTGTATGAAACGAATCAACATTTTTAAAACCGGGACGCATACCAGTTCGAATGGTACGACCCTGGACTTTTCCGAAGATAAGCTTCAAGGCTCTGCTGAGTCTTACAGCCCATCCGTTCACGAAGCGCCAATCGTTATTGGTCACCCTAAAGATAATGGCCCTGCTTATGGCTGGGGTAAGTCTATGGAGTTTTCAGAGGGGAGTCTCGATGCTATCCCTGACCAGGTGAACGAAGACTTTTCCGAAATGGTTAAGAAGGGCTCCTTTAAAAAGGTCAGCGCCAGCTTCTACCTTCCTGATGCACCGAATAACCCAAGCCCCGGTAATTTGTACCTACGCCATGTGGGCTTTCTCGGTGCTCAGCCGCCAGCGATTAAAGGCCTTGCTGCCGTCGACTTTGCTGAGCAGGAAGAGGGCGTGGTCGAGTTTGAAGAAGACTGGCGCACTTCTATGGATATGTCGTCTATCGCACAGATATTCAAAGCCATGCGCGAATTCATCATCGACAAGTTCAGCAAGGACGAAGCCGACAAAACCCTCCCGGATTACCTCATTGATGATTTACGAACGTCAGCGGAAGAGCGCCGCAAGGCAGAAGCCTCTCCGGTGACTGATTTTAGCGAAAGCGAAACTGACCCGGAGCACGATATGAAACTTCAAGAAGCGCTGGATAAGGTCTCTGACCTTGAAAGCAAAAACACTCAGTTAGAGTCGGACAAGCAAAGCCTTACCGATGAAAACGAGTCGTTGAAATCAAAGGTTACCTCATTTACTGAAGCTGAAAACAAACGCCGCAAAGAAGCGTTAACAGCCAAGGTTGATGCATTAGTGAAAGACGGAAAGGTAACCCCGGCAGAGCGTGAAAAGGTACTTGCCTTCGCTGAGCGCCTGGGCGACCAGACCGTCGATTTTGGCGAGGCTGACGACCAAAAAGGCTTGGATGCCCAGGCAGAGTATTTGAAGTCACTGGAAGAACGTAGCCCTGCTGTTGATTTTAACGAGCATTCTGGTGACGAAAACGGTGGTGACGAACCGCAAACCGCTCAAAGCTTAGCTGCAAAAGCAGTCGAGTACCAGGAGCAACAACGTAAGGCCGGCCGCAATGTTTCTATTGCTGAGGCGGTTAATCATTTATCTAAAGACGCGGAGTAAACGCAGATGAAAAACTCAGGTTTGATCAAGCAGTTTATCGCCGCCACGGCCATACCTAAAAATCGAGTTGTAAAACTGGCCGCCGGCGATAACGAAGTCGCTCTCGCAACAGACGTTGCGGATCCATTAATTGGTGTTAGCGAAGAGCCGCAGGATATCGCTGCAGGCCAGCGTATTGATGTGACGTTCTCAGGCATCGTTGAGGTTGAAGCCGGTGCGGCTCTCGCTAAGAACGCAGGTGTAACTGTCGACGCTCAGGGGCGCGCTGTTGCTTCCGCTGCTGGCACTGACTCAACCATCGGTCGTGCTTTAACGGCTGCTAATGCCGCTGGTGACATCATCAGCATCGAAATTCAGAAAGGTTAAGGGGTAGCTAAATTATGAGCACACCATTTGTACAACAGCCCAACCTAACAGCAATTGCGCTGGGCTATAAGAACGCGCAATTCATTGCTGATCAGGTGTCACCGCGCACACCTGTCGGGGCTACTAACTTTAAGTGGACTGAGTTCGAAGCTAAGGACACGTTCACTATCCCTAATACGTTGGTGGGTCGTAAGTCGCGTCCGAACGAAGTCGAGTTTAGTGCAAAGGAAAACACTGATTCAGTCGTTGACTGGGGTCTGGAAGATCCAATTCCAAACGCGGACATTGAAGAAGCACGCAACAACCCGGCGATTGACCCTCAGGGTCGTGCGACCATGAAGCTGTCCGAGCTGATTGCTCTGAGTCGCGAAAAGCGTGTAGCCGATATGGTAATGAACGCTAACAGCTATAACCATACCGAAACGCTAAGTGGTACTGATAAGTGGAATGACCCGGGTTCTAACCTGATTGAACAAATCAGTGATGCGCTCGATACACCGCTTGTACGTCCTAACAGCCTTATCTTAGGCCAGAAAGAAGCAACCGCTATGCGTCGCAATGCAAGCCTGGTTAAAGCCTTTAACGGCTCAACCGGTGACGTTGGCATGGTGCCGTGGGAGTTCATTCGCGAACTGTTCGAGATTGAAAACATTATGGTAGGAGCCAGCCGCTACAACACCGCCAACAAAGGCCAGGACATGAGCCTGTCGCGCTTATGGTCGGGTGGTGCGTCCTTGTTGTACATCAACCCAATCGCAGCACTGCGTGACGATGTGACGTTCTCACTAACGGCAGAGCATGGTGAACGTGTTGCCATGACGCGTGAGGACAGCGATATCGGCTTACGCGGCGGTGTGCGGGTTCGTGTTGGTGAATCGGTGAAAGAAGTCCTGGTCGCCAAGGAAGCCGGCTACTACTTTAACGCGGTGCTTTAAGCGCCGCTCACTCACCTTAACTGGAGAACATTATGAGTGAGAAGAACGAAAGCATTGTGCTCGCACTACCGGCACGCATTGATGGCAAGTTGGTAAAAGTTACCGACAAACCGATTAATGTGTCGGCTGATATTGCTGAGCAGTTACGCGCGGCGGGCGCTGTAAAAGAGCAAGAACAAAAAGAACGCTCGCTGAATGACCTGAAAGTTGATGAGCTGAAAACTATTGCTGTAGCCAAAGGCGTTGACGGTGCTGACGGCATGAAAAAGGCAGAGTTGGTTGAGGCTATCGAAAAGCTTGAAGCGAGCGAATAGCGATGTACGCACAAGCGACTGACATGGTCACTCGGTTTGGTCAGGAGGAGCTGGAGCAATTGGCTCCTTCTGATACTGCTGAGAGCTTTGACCAGGACAAAGTGGACTCCGCGTTGAGTGATGCATCGGCTGAGATGAACACGTACCTAGGCTCGGTTTATTCGCTACCGCTTACCGACCCGAATCCTTATTTAAAAACCATCTGTTGCGATATCACAAGGTTTCGGCTTTGGGATGATGCTGTGAGTGAGGAAGTTCGTAAACGCTACGAAGATGCCGTTGCCTGGCTTAAAAAAGTAGTGAAAGGCGATGTGTCTCTCGGCATTGAAAACCAAGAAGAGTCCTTTTACGCAACGACTTCACGCAGCTCATTAGATCGCGAGTTTACCCGCAGCAAGCTGGATGGTTTTTAAATGAAGATACACACCGAGTTCAATGAGAGGGATCTTCTCAGAATTCGGAAGGCGCTCGATCGCATGGGGAGTGATCAGCGCAAAGTGTTTTTCCGTCGTGTTGGGGTCGCACTCAAAAGTGACTTTGATATGGGTTTTCGCCGCGGGCGATCACCGCTTGGGAACCCATGGAAAGCTGTTCGGCGTGGTGGCCAGCCCTTGCGGGATACACGCCGGTTGCAAGGGAGCCTGACTGTTCGCGCAACAAACGACAGCACCGAAGTAGGAACCAATGTCGATTACGGACCAGCGCAACAGGACGGTGTTGATAAGGCCGTTACGGTTCCAACCCATACGCGACTCATTAACCAGGCATTCGGACGCAAGTTACGGACAGGTGTGTACCAGACAGTAAAAAGTCATACCCGGAAGATGAACATTGAGGCTCGCCCATTCTTAGGTATTGAGCGGCCACAGCAACGCAAGATAGTCCGGGTGTTCGGTCAGTATATGAGAGAGCTAGGAGCCGAAGGTAATGCTACTTGAGAAAATAGAACAACGCCTTGAGGCGATCCAGTTTGAGGGCAAGGCGCTGTTTAGTGGTGTTGACCAGGTCATCGACCCACAGACCATTGTCGATGCCAATACGGTGAAGAAAGATGCAGCCTTTGTAGTTCCCGTATCTGATGGCGCTGAGCCAAATGAGCGGACAACAGGGCGCTTTAGTCAGCTTATGCGGCCTCGCTTTGGCGTTCTCATTGTCTGCCGTGCGGTGAACGACCGGATTGGGAAAGGCGTGACAAAGCGACTGGAGTTTATGAAGCAACAGATCCGCGGCGCTCTTATGGGGTGGACACCTGACACTAATTACGAGCCCATCACTTTGGTTGAGGGCAATCTACTGGAATTCAAACGAGGTGGCGTTTTCTGGATGGAAGAATACATCACCGAAACAATGTACGAGGGGCAATCATGATCATTGTGACCGCTGAGAGCAAATGCCGCCGCGCGGGTATTGATTTCAAAAAGGGCAAGAACGAATTCAAGCAGCTGTCAGCTGCGAAGCTTGCGCAAATTGAAGCCGACGATCGTCTGTCGGTTGAGCACATCAAAGAGAAAGAAGGTGGTGAGAAATGAGCCGCAGATCTAAGAAAAAACTGATTGTTGGATTAGCCAACGATGGAGCCAGTGCTTACGGAACCGACTTCATTGATGCCGGTGGTACCGGCCAGGCAATACAGACTACCGGTCTTGAAATAACGCCCCTTGAAGGTGAAGAAATTGAGCGAGAGCTGGACGACGGTAAACCCGGCAGTAAGCCCATGATCATGTCCGGTATACACGTCAAGCTAAGCGGAAGTGTTGAGGCTGCAGGCTCAGGGGATGCGATCACTCCGGTTAAGTACCAGGCTATTTTGCAATGCGCCGGACGCACTGCAACCGTTGGTACAACGGAAGTTACTTATACCCGTATCAACGATAACTCAGAGCCTGATGCTACGTTTTATTACTACAACGATGGTGCACTCCATAAACTTGTCGGCGCACGAGCAACCAGTGGTGCATCGTTAAAGGTTGGTGAGCTACCCACCTTCACGTTTGAAATTACCGGTTTGTACGGCGGTGTGGTCGAGACCGGAATGCCTTCGTCGCCTGACTTCTCTGGGTTCCAAACGCCGTTGAAAGTCGGCCATGAGAATACGACCTTCATGCTCGATGGTACCGAATACCCGATGTTTGAATTCGAGTATGAGGAGAATAACGAAGTCAGCTATTCAGAAAATACCATCGATGAAGAAATCGACATTACCGACTGGAAACCGGATGGGACCATTGTGGTTGAAGCGCCAGCTTTAAGTGACTTCGATCCTTTCGCGATTGCAACGTCAAATGCTCAGTTACCGCTTTCAATCACTCACGGGCTAACAGCCGGCAATATCGTTTCGGTTACTTCAACGGCTATTCAGCTGGGTAAACCAACCTACGGCGACCGCGAAGGGAAACTGACCCTAAGCATGCCGTTTCGTTTTATTGATGACCCGATCATCGAAAGCAAATAAGGAGCAATTCAGTGGCTTTTAAATTAGCGAAGAACCCTATTAAGTCAGACGCGACAGTTTCAGTATCTGTGCCTGGCCATAAGAAGCCTCAGGAGTTTACGGCGAAGTTTCTGATCATGAAGCATGAAGACTACCGCGAACGTACTGAAAAGCGCTCTGATGATTTGGAGCTTTTGAAAGAGGTTGTTGTAGGTTGGGACGGTGTTGAAGACGACAGTGGCAACGACATTCCTTTTTCTGAAGAAGCCCTGGTTCAGCTTTGTGAGTACACCTTTGTGCGAACGGCTCTGCTGCGCGCGTACAACGAACTGATGTTTGGGTATACCCCGGCAAAAAACTAGAAGCGGTGGCTCGTTACTGGGCGCATGGTCCCACCGTTAACGAACAGGAGCGCCGGGAGCTTACTGCAGAAATGCGAGCCTTTGGCGCGACTGATGATGATATCGAAAGCTACCTAAAAGCAAACGCAACCGATAATGACTGCGTTGTCATAGAGGAAAACTGGCCTGTACTGCAGTGGTTCCTGAGTATTGATGATCAGTTTTCGTATGTGAATGGCGTTTGTACCGGTATCGATATTGCGTCCATCCAGGCTGATGCCGAAATGTCAGCGCGAGAACATACCTCTGAGCAATATAAGCACCTTCGGTATTTAACCAAGTGTGTAACCCGAGAGCTCAATAGCCGTCTGGAGAAATAGCATGCCGATGCGTCTGTCCGTCTTATTTACCGGTAATAATCGGGGTCTAAAAAAAGCCACTCGTGAAGGTCGGTCTGAACTTCAAAAGTTTAAGAGCACTGCAGTAAATGTTGCGGGTACGCTAGCCGGTGCCTACGGAGCAGCAACAACTGCCCGGGCGATATTCGACACGACTAAAGAAGTTGAACGCCTTAATTCTCAGTTGGGTGTGGCTATGGGCAGTATGGAAGCCGGAACACGAAAGTTTGACCGACTTAATAAGTTTGCTTCAGACATCGGGGCTAATGTTCAGGAGGTCACAAAAGCGTTTGTTCAGCTTAGGAACGTAGGCCTGAACCCATCCGAAGATGCAATTCTAAGTTACATGAACACGGCAGGCGCCACGGGTAAGAGCCTTGAGCAGTTTGTTGAGGCAGTTGCTGATGCGACCATGGGGCAGTTCGAGCGTCTGAACGAGTTTGGCATTAAGGCGCAGAAAGAAGGCGATAAAATTGCTATTCGCTTCCGTGGTACCACTAAACTGGTTGAGGATAATGCTCAGGCCATAGAACAATACATGACAGCCCTGGGGCAAAATGAGTTTGGTGGTTACATTGAAAGCCAGCTCGGTGGCGTGAACGATGCCCTTGCTAAGTTTAATAACCAATGGATTGACTCTGTTCGGACGCTTGAAAAAGGTGGTATGGGTGAAGCTATTGCTTCAGGAGTTAATGTCGCAACCGAAGCTTTAGCTGGGTTAACCGAGTTTGTTGATGAAAACGGCGAGCAGATTATTGATGTCGGCAAAGCTATTGCTGCGGTCTTTGCTGCACGTATGGCCGGTTCGATTGGAACTGCCAGCCAGGCTTTTATTATGCACATGGCTTACCAGCAGCAGGTGACAGCACGTTATGCCGCGATGAATGGTATCGCCACCACAACGGCTACACGGTTACGAGTGGTGGGAACAGCTGCACGATTCGCTTCTAGAGGCATGGCCATGCTGGGTGGCCCTGTTGGAATTGCAGCATTGGCTGCTATGGCTATTTATGATTTTGCATCGGAAGCAGATGCTGCGACTGAACCTACTAAATCTCTTAGAGAGCAAATTGATGGGCTGACTGAAAGCTTCGAGAATATGACCGCTGCGCAGCGCGAGAGTGCTCGTATCAAAATTAGCGGGCGTATAGCTGAAATTGAGGATGAGATAGAAGCGGCTGAACGACTAAAGTATACCCAGAAAACTCTTGCTGAGAATGATGGCGAGAGAGCTGGTTTTGAACAGTACATTGGTTTGGAGCCTGGGGATTTAGAAAACATTGGTGACGCGGCAACGCATTCACAATCAAATATTGATGAATTAAAGGCACGCGTTAAGGAATTAAAAAAGGATCTTGAAGACCTCAAAGAGCCAGCCGAAGAATCCTCTGATTCACTAGACAACCTGAACAAGTCACTCAAAGCTCAGGCCGAAGAGTATGGAAAGGTAACGCTCTCGTTAACTGACCAGATTTATAAGTTGCAGGAAGGCGAGGCGGCATACGAGCGCTTGAGCATGGCTCGTAAACTTGGGTTGTCCTTAGATAGTGAAGAAATGAAGAATCTCGATGGGCTTATCGCTATCCGAGATAAACTGATTCAGAAGAAGGAAAAGGATCTCGAATTAGAGCGTCAGCGCCAGAATATGCAGAATTCTCTTGGCTCTCTGACTCAGCAACTAACACCAGGCATGGCTGCTGTAAATCAACACGCCAACAATATGGATAATCTGGCGGCAGCACAGCAAGACCCAAGTTTGATGTCTACTTTGCAAGTTAGCGATGGCCAAGGTGGTTTCCGTGACGAGACGGAAGTAGAGAAGCGTATGCGCATCAATCAGATGATTGAATTAGAGCAGCAGCGCCACGCCGGTGAAATGGCTCGCATCAATGGGGAAATGTCCTCTCAAATTGACGCGATGTGGTCAGAAACGTTTGATAGGTTCGCAGCTGGTATTGGCGATGCTGTCGCGACTTCAGTTCTGGAAGCCAAAGATTTTGGTGACTTGATGCAGAATTTGGCTAAAAGCGTCCTGAAAACAGTTATATCAGGGCTTGTCGAAATTGGCGTTAAACGCATGATTCTTGCGGGGATTGAACAATCAACGGCTGCATCTACTGCGGCAGCAAATACAGCTGCAGGTGTTGCCAGTGCAACAGCCTTAACAGCGGCCTACACTCCAGCGGCCACCATGGCCAGTTTGGCTACCATGGGCGGTAACTCTGCCGGCGCGATATCGGGAATGACAGCGGCAGCTTCTACCGCTAAAGGACTGAGTATAACCGGAATGGCTCACGACGGTATTGGCCGGGTGCCAGCAGCCAACGAAGGCACCTGGATGCTTAAGCGTGGCGAGATGGTAATGAATCCAGCGCAGCGTGAGAACTTTGAATTTATGATCAGTGCTATGAAGCAGCAACGCGCTCAATCAGGAGGTCAACAGAGCGGAGGTTCGTCACGCACGGTTCAGATAGTTCAACATGTTCAGGTAGACGCACGTAATGCGGAAGCGGGCGTTGGAACGGAAGTCGAAGAAGCCATGGAGCGCGCAAACGAAAAGTTTAAACAAGACCTATACGACGACTTCAGCAATGGTGGGCCGCTTTATCAGCGGTTGAAGGCGTCTGGGTAAAGGAATCTTGTGGTATTTCCTGCAACCGTGTAACGTAAAGGATACATCTCACGCTCAGCGTGGTACTATTTTTTAGTTGCAAACTTGGATTGCATGGTAAATACTAATGTCAGGTAAACAGAAAAAGCTCGAGAAGCTACTCGAGCGCCCTAAAACGATGAAATTCAAGGACGTCGTTTCGGTCTTAGAGTCTGTTGGTTTTAAGGTTTATGGTGGGGGGAACCACGGCAAAGCATATCACCCAGAATATGATGTGGTGATTATATTAGCTGATCCTCATCCAAAGAAAGACTGTAAAAAGTATTTCATAAACCAAGTTGTTAACCTTCTGGAAGAACTCAGAATCAAGGAAATTTCAAAATGAGCTTGCTCGAATATAGAGGCTACCATGGCACAGCAGAGGCTTCGCTAGAAGACGACTGCATGGCTGGTACAGTTTTACATGTACAAGATAAAATTGTTTATTTCGGTGACACCGTAGCTGAACTGCGCGCGAGCTTTGAAAAAGCGGTAGATGATTATTTGGAGTTTTGTGAAGAGGTTGGTAAAAAGCCAGAGAAGCCATTCTCCGGGACTTTGAATGTCCGTCTTGGTAAGGAGTTGCATAGAAATGTAGCCATTAAGGCCCGTGCCAAGGGTGTTAGCATAAATGAATATGTTGTCCGTGCTTGCTCTGATTATGTAAAACACGATGGTGTTCACAAAAGTCACGTATTCAATCATATATATAACTTTGAGACCGAAAAGCGCTCTCAAGTTGAGAATAGAGTCATCGAACCTAAAAAGTTAACTTCAGATCAAGGTGGATCGGGATGGAAAAGTCAAAAGCCGCAACTCAAAGTCCTTTAAAAATATCTGACTTCAAACATACATACATGTTTGTGAACAAATCGGCATTTGAATATGATAGAGAAACTGTTGAGTCCCAATCTGAAAATACGTCAATGAGCCTAGACTTAGGGTTGGCTATATCAGGTTTTGACTTTATAAAAGAAAAAGAAGAATGTGTTTTATTGGTCGGTTGGGAAGCAAGAGTTAAGGGGTTAATAGGCGATGTTGAGCAAACCTCTGACGAGAAAAGTGAAACACAGTTAGAACAGGTTTTTGAAGCCAGCGTGGGTTTTGATCATGTTTATAGTGTTCCAACGAGCTATTCAAAAGTAGGTGAAAAGGAGCTTGCTCGCTTTTTTGAAGAGAATGAAGCTAGTTTTAGACCTATCGCAATAGCATCTGCGACAAACACTTTAAAGAGCTTACTGCTTAATACCCCTTTAGCAGGATTACGTATACCTTATGGAATTGACATGTAAAGTACCTGCTCACGGAACAAAACACGGGTAGTCACCCAGCACTAAAATTCCCACAATCCAGCCATTGTCGTTTAATTACGGAATGGCTGAATGCCCGCAAATTTCCCAGAAATACCAAGAACGCGGTCCGGCTTTAAAATACAGCCGGCGACTCGCCTTATCCGTTCCCCGTACAACCAGGTAGAAGAAATCTGGGAGGAACCGGGGGATATGTGGCAGGCACGCCTCGGGTTTTCATTTCTGACAAAAGCTGAAGCGCGTGAACTGCGAGTTGCACTTACCAGTTTGCGTGGCCATGTTGGCACTTTGTTTATTCACGATACTGCGCATAGTAACGAAGGCAGTTGGAACGGTGTGCCAGTTGTTGATGGAATGGACGAATATGGCGTTACTTTGAACGTCCGGAACTTTGCCGTTTCTCAGGTTGTTGCTAAACGTGGAGACCGCTTCCAGCTCAACAACCGACTGCATGAACTTACCGAAGACGCTTTAAGCGATGGTACAGGGCGTGCGTTACTGACATTCCAGCCCGAAATTAAAACTATCCCAGTAGATGGTGATCCCATCATAAGTGATGAGCCTAAAGGTTTATTTCGGCTATCCAACCCAAATCAAATCCCTGATTGGTCCGGTACTAAAGCTGGTGTTCGCAATGTCCAAATAGAGTTTGTGGAGGCACTCAGTGAGGTTTAGCGACGCGTCTATTCAACAGATGCTGGCAGGCTATGACCCGAAGCGTCTGTTAGTTTTTGGTGAGCTTCAGTTTCCTTCTGGTTGGGTTCGCGCGCATACAGGTATTGGTGATCGTACATACCAGGGACAGGTTTACAAAGGTGTCGGTGAACTGGCGAAAATTGGTTCGTTTAAAGAAAGCGGAGGACGTAGCAGTCGCGGCTTTGATGTGTCATTAGTTGTGCACGACGTTACGCTCTTTGCCGATACCGTCCAGGAAGATCCTACAAATGGTACCGCTAGGCTCCACCTTGTTGGTCTTGATGAGAACCGCCGAGTCACTGAGGGGGCGCTACTATTTGACGGTGATATCGGTGCAGTATCTGTCAAGAAGGGCAAGCCATTCGTTATCACCTTAAAACTTACCGACTGGTACGAGCGTTGGAGCAGCCCTGTTCAGAACGCGCGTATGACTGACGAAGCGCAACAGGCAAAACATCCGGGTGATAAGTTCTTCGACCAGGTAGAAAAACTGGCTAAAGGCATTGAGAGCGATGCTCCAGGGCAATACGTTGGCTCTCCTGGTGGCGGTGGTGGCTCTACTCATCAAAGAAGGACCTTGCAGCAGCGATGAAACGATTAAATGACTGGCCAACACAGCTCGCCAACTTCCTGTTGGAGAAACAAAAGCAGCCTTTTGAGTGGGGAAGTAATGACTGCTGCCTGTTTGCAGCCGATGCAATTTTAGCTATGGGAGGGCGAGACGTAGCAAAGGACGTTCGTGGTCGTTACAAAACCGCTATTGGTGCTCACCGGATAATGAAAAAGCTCGGCGCTGGCTCTCTCGTTGAGCTCTTAACGCAGCGATTAGGTCAGCCAGACGGAGTGATTACTCGTGGCTCTATCATCGTTGTAGATTCTAATGGCGAACAAGTCGCGGGAGTGTTTTATCAGAAGCCGTGGGCGCTGACTGAGAGAGGTTTGCAGGGCATGCCATTGGAATCTGTTGTTCAGTCATGGAGTCTTAGTTAATGCCTCCGGCTATTGCTGCAGTTGCGGTTGGAGTCGCTGCCGGTGTCGCGGCCAGCTCAGTAGTTGTAGGTATTGCCGTTGCAATAGGGACGGTTGCACTTCAGAACTCATTAAAACCTGATATGCCTGGAGTAGATGAGTCTGCTCGGGAGGCGCAAACCCTAACAACTGAGCCACTACAGCCAAGACGGGGAGTTTACGGTGAGTGCGTTGTATCAGGCTCAATCGTTGGCTACGGCAAACGTAAGATGGGAGATAAGGAAGCTCACGTTGTTGCCGTTACTCTAGCCGGTCACAACATTGAAGCCGCTGAACTTTATGAAGTTAACGGTAAGACTAAGCCCTCCGGAACAACGACTGAAATTTTTAAAGGTGGCCAAAGCTCGGCAAGTTCAACACTTTTACAATATGCCGATGGGTGGACTGAGGATCATATCGGCTTTGGTCTCTCTTATGCGGTAGTTACCATTCCTATAGATCCGGAAGAAATGCCGTCAGGCCTTCAAAACATTACGTTCAAGGTCAAGGGTAAGCGTGTCTATGATCCCCGAAAAGATACAATGGTTGGTGGTGATGGTCCGCATAGAGCGAATGATGAAACAACTTGGGAATGGTCAGATAACTCTATTCTCTGTGCTTTTGACTATCAACGATTTCATGGATACAAGCTTCTTGGATTAAATAAGTTTGACCTCCCTCACATCATGGAGCAGGCGAATATCTGTGATGAGTTGGTGAGTTACACAGACGCAGACGGCGAAGAACAAACCGAGAAGCGCTTTACCTGTAACGGTTCATGGACATTCGATCAGTCTCCATCCCGTGTTCTCGAGCGGTTAATGGGCTCGTGTGGAGGGCAACCATATCGCCGCGGCGGGAAAATGTACCTGCAAACAGCAAGCTATCATGGCATGGCTGAAATAACGCTGACGGACATAGACGCCGCTGGCGAGATAACCATTACTCCGCATCGGGAATTAAAGGATCGTACCAACACTGTGCGTGCTGCGTTTCAGAACCCCAAGAAAGGTTATCAACCAACCGACGCTCCGGTGGTAACAAACAGTATTTATGTCGATCGCGACGGTATGGAGTTAGAGGATGAACTTCAGCTGAACTTCACGAATTCATCGACGATGGCTCAACGTTTGATGAAATACCACCTGGAACGGAATAGGGCGGGTATGCGTCTGGAGTTTCCGTGTAAATCGAAAGGGCTATTAGCACTGGCAGGCACAACCGTGCGTGTTGACTTGCCAAACGAGGGGATTGATAAAGAATTCATCGTCTCGGACTGGCAGTTCGACTTTAAGGCGAAAAAGACAAAGCTCATTCTCGAGGAAGAATCCCCCGAGCTTTATAGTGACAGTCTGGTGCCTTCGGAAGGCAACGTGACTCCCAACACTGAGCTACCCGATTTAACACGCCCGGATCCGCCGGAGTCGTTGTTGTTTACTCTCGACCCTATATCAACGCACCGGCAGGGGTATGTGAGCTGGTCGCATCCGATACCACGAGCAGTAACTGAGTACCGTGTGGTCATCCGCAAAGACGGTGACAACATTGTTGAGTATCCGGTTATTGCAAGAAGTGGCGCTCAACTTAAGCAGGACATTAACGGGCTTGATGCCGGTCAGTACAGCCTTGAAATATACGCACGCAACCGATACGACCGGACGTCGTTACCGGCCACCATTTCATTAACCCTGAATATTCCGTCGCCTCCAACCAACTTAGGCATTACTGCCGGCAACTGGGAAGTAACGTCTGCACCGGTATTAAGTGGTGTTGGCCTGGGCACAGTATTTGAATTCGCTTTTGATGAGGTAACCAACATCATTGGGCTTGGCATGACTATCGTTAAGCCTGGCTTAAAACCAGCAACCGACTATACGCTCTTCGCCCGGACAGTGAATCCACTGGGTAAGTCTGACTGGGTATCAGAGACCTTTACGACAACAGAACACGACGAGCAACTTTCTCCCTGGCTTCAGGGGATTCGTGAAGAGCTGGATGCGGTCGATCTAGTCATTGATAACTGGTATAGCTGGAACCCGGCGCGGGAGGTTTCTGAGCAACTGACTAATATCTTTAGTGACCATAAGCGTCAGGAAGATAATCGAGCGACTCTAGAGGTTGCGAGAGATGCCGGTCTAGCCGCGGACGGAGCTTTAGAGGCTATAAATGGAATAAGAGCGGAAATAGACGACCCTGTCAGCGGGCTGGGTGCCGCGTTCGCATTTGCACAACAAATTAAAGTTACTGCAGAAGGCAATTCAGACGCAATAAACACATTACAAAACAGCGTTAATGATGAAAGTACGGGGCTTTCAGCAACGAATACATTGGCTCAGTCAGCAAAGACAGGAGCCGATAATAATGCCAGTGCCATAAGCGGATTAGATTCACGGGTTGAGAGTAACGAAGAGTTTGCTGCCGCACAGCTTCAGTTGAATGCGACCTATGATGACGAACTCGACCAATTGGTAGCGAGAGCCGCCTTGGTTACGGACGTTAACGACCGTATCACCGGGATGGTAATAGAAGACGATGGCATTGAACGTAAGCTCGAATTCATTGGCGACAGCGCCCGTTTTGTTGATGGTAACGGGCAGTTAAAAGTCTACTTCAGTTTGACTCAGGGCCGGTTTGTCTTTGATGGCCATGTAGTCGCTCGCAGCGGCTCATTTGCAGGTGAATTGCAGGCCGCTTCCGGAACCTTCACGGGTGAGCTTCAAGCGGCAACGGGCACGTTTAAAGGCGATTTACAGGCCGCTAAAGGAACGTTCTCAGGTGACCTTGAAGCCGCCGGC